AGAGACTATTGGGAATCATATGACCATGACCTATGAGTTTAGAAAAAGAACTACACAAAGATTTTAGAATATTTTTAACAGCTATATGGACACACCTTAATTTACCTGTACCTACAAGGGCACAGTTATGTATAGCTGAATATTTACAACATGGGCCAAAAAGACTACAAATCCAAGCGTTTCGAGGTGTTGGTAAGTCTTGGATTACTGCTGCATTTGTACTTTGGACTTTATTCAATGATCCAAATGAAAAAATTATGGTCGTCTCTGCTTCTAAAGATAGAGCAGACTCATTCAGTATATTCTGTCAAAGACTAATACTAGAAGTACCTTGGTTATCACACCTTAAACCTAAAAATGACGATCAACGTTGGTCACGTATATCCTTTGATGTCGGGCCAGCTGCACCTCACCAAGCACCCTCAGTTAAGTCTGTGGGTATTACAGGACAGTTAACGGGGTCTAGAGCAGACCTTATGGTACTCGATGATGTCGAAGTACCTAATAACAGTATGACGGAGTTACAACGTGAAAAACTACTACAACTTGTTACTGAATGTGAGTCTATTCTTACTCCTAAACGTCAGTCTCGTATTATGTTTCTTGGTACTCCTCAAACAACATTCACTGTCTACAATAAGCTAAGAGAACGTAGCTATAGACCATTTGTGTGGCCAGCACGGTATCCCCGCAAAATAGCCATGTATGATGGCTTGCTAGCCCCGCAATTAGTTGAGGATTTAGACAAAGAAAACGATTTAACATGGAAACCCACTGATACTCGCTTTAGAGAAGAAGATTTACTTGAAAGAGAGTCATCTATGGGTAGATCTAACTTTATGCTTCAGTTTATGCTGGATACTAGCTTATCTGACGCAGAAAAGTTCCCATTAAAGTTTGCAGACTTGATTGTTAACTCAGTAAACCCAACACATGCACCAGAAAACATAATATGGTGCTCAGATCCAGACAATATAGTCAAAGATCTACCTTGTGTGGGGCTTCCAGGGGATTATTACTACAGACCTATGGCTATCCAAGGAGAATGGCTAGAATATGCAGAGACTATTTGCAGTGTAGACCCATCTGGGCGTGGAGCTGATGAAACAGTAGCAACATTTTTGTCTCAGTTAAACGGTCTTATATATGTGCACGAAATGTACGCATCTAAGGACGGTTATTCTGATAAGACACTACTACAGATACTAAGGAGATGCCGTAAATATGATGCGAGTACGTTGCTCATCGAAAGTAACTTTGGCGATGGTATTGTATCAGAGTTATTTAGAAAACATTGCCAAACGACAAAGACAAACATCAACATAGAGGAGACTAGAGCAAATGTCCGTAAAGAAGATAGGATTATTGATAGCCTTGAGCCTGTCTTTAATCAGCATAGGTTGGTTATTGACCCCAAGGTTATTGAATGGGATTATGCGTCAAATGCTAATGAAGCAACTGAAAATAGATTCCAATATATGCTTGGATATCAAATCTCCAGGATGTGCAGGGAAAAAGGGGCTGTCAGACATGACGACAGAATTGACTCCCTCGCCCAAGGCGTTAAATGGTTTACAGATGCCCTCGCCATATCCGCTCAACAACAAATAAAAGACAGAAGACATGAAGAATGGATAGACCATCTAGAAGCTTGGATGGATGACCCTGAAGCCGAAGCAAATCACATGGTACTAGGAATGGACTTAGACCAAAGAAGAGAGGCCAGAGGGGCTACTAGAAGCCACTCACACACATGGATGTGACCAACCCCACCATAACACACGGGGAAGTGGTGCTCCTCGTGGGTGGAAACAGCGGTCAGAGGGGTAGATACGTCTACCTCTCACTACACAATTACGCCTATGAAACACTTTATTATAAGACAAAAACAGAGATTCTTTAACAGTAAATGGTATGCAAACTATAGACATAGTTTAAAGCTACAAAGATGGTCTCTGGTAGATGTGAAATTAATTGAAGAACAGAAGAACAGATTAGAACGTCTGTTTAAAAAATAAACATCGTGGTAAGTTGCACGATATATGATTAAAAAATTACTATTACTCTTACTAATACTAAGGGTAGTTGCTCCTATCTCGTATATAACGTGGGTAGCTCTCAGGGAGTCTAAATTTTGGCATAATTTTTCGTCCCCTATTATACTCAAGCGATGATCGGCAGTCCCCCCGAAGGGTTATTTGTGTCTCATGTGTCGCATACTGGACTCACTATCATACGTCCCCGCAAAGTGTTTCAATATGTTACAAGATGGCACAGCGGGGATTGACTGGTACGGCTTGAGTCTCAATGAGTCTCACGAATTGTTACAGTATATTGCGGGGAGTTGACACAGTCTCATATGAGTCTCATGAGATCTGTTTTGTCCTGATAACATAAGCTAGACTTATACGTAATATAAGTAATAATTGATATAAGTTATAAATATTACAAATGTTAAGAGAATCTAAAGATTTATTGACTTTCCCTGATAAATATGGTATATTCCCGCATCCTAAAAATCTCAGCTGTACTAGTACAAATGTACTACCACCATCATAATAGGCTTGCGCCCGACTTTGTCAATGCTTTTGTAAACGATTGCGACAAATATCTTGATATAAATATATTTACCAGGTTTCACCCTATTTGTTGAAATAACTGCTATATTAGATATATACAAATCAAATCTCGAAATTTTTATGATTCAAACAACACCTCTAATATAAAGAGAAGAAACACACACAAAACAAGTTACGGGGACTAACCCTTAGAAGGTTAGAACAGCACCAATTAACAATGTGCGTTACCTGCTAATGTGAACCGAACCATAGCACCGAATCCTAGTAGGGTAAGCCTAGAGGCGAGACAGCATCAATGCGGGGACTGTAATGAAGTGATCGGTAGGGATTACGTGAACGGTGGGGAGTGCAAACCGACAGCTCCGAGCTAGATAGCAACAAGGCTAGCAATAACAGTTAACACAAGGATTTATAGTGCCTACCCACAATCATCAAGTCCACAATGTTAACAAATCACACGCAATTAATTACTGTTGTAGGCTGTACTATGTCAGCCAACTGACCTTGCAAGTGGGAACACTTCGCAATGTGTATCTACAGCTCTACAACTTACTATGTGGTCACTGGCGACTGTCACTACTACCGCTCACTAACGATTGTTGACGCTGAGTATTATTACTCTTCTCCTTTCCCATACCTAACCAGTACAATGTAAACAGTAGGGGTTCGATTCCTCAAGACCGCATTGGCTACACGCCATCCACCACATTGCACCATGACTTATTCACAACTATCACACAATGCACGTCAGATTGTCGCTAGGTTCTCACTGGCTACGTCTCAAGAAGTGCAACTAGGCTGTGACTGGTATCCGTCAGCTCTCAAGATCGCTACTCGTATCGCTGACAAGTACGATCTACGTGTAGAGACTGTTGCGGGTGTCATATCAGCTCTATCACCCAGTAATAAATGGGAGCGTAACGTATACGATGCCGAGAACTTCATCAAGGTCTGGCATGCTGGTGCTTCAGAGGAGCAAGTATTGCATCCTAAGAAACCCATCATCAAAGTATGCACCTATCGTAAACAAAAGATCAAGGCATGGGACATACTCACACGTGACATACCCATTGTCGAGATACTCAGCGGAGCCAAAACCATTGAGTTCTTCAACTGCATCACTAATCCATTACTGGACGATGTATGTATTGACGGGCATGCCTACTCAGTATGGCTAGGTGATCGAGTCACACTTGACAAAGTGCCAAACATTCAAGGCAAGATACGCCAGACTATCAAGCAAGACTATCGTGACGCTACTGCGTTCATCAACGATGAGCTTGACGAGCAATACTCAGCTGCTACCATACAGGCAGTCACATGGGTTACACACAAACGTATACACAATGTATAGTTCACGTTGGTTGACTAGGTGACATTGTTATCATTAAAGCGTGAGTAATGTGTCCTACCACAACCGCCTCACCGCCAACTACTTCACACCTGAAAAACATGAAACGCAAACGCCCAACTCTCAAAGAGACACAAGCTAACCAAAAGCTACGATTATCTGATGTACCGCTTGACGTACAGCAAGCGATCATGTACCTTGAGTATCGTAAGCTACGTCACAAACATCCACACGTATGAGAGTACTCGATCTATTCAGCGGTATAGGTGGCTTCGCCTACGCTGGTCACTTACTAGGTGGCTTCACTACAACACAGTTCGTTGAGAACAACGCATACTGTCAGCAAGTCCTCCGCAAAAACTTCCCACTTGTCCCAATACACGATGACATCAACACATTCGACACAGCCTTCAAGTTTGGTGAGTACGACCTCATCACAGCTGGCTTCCCATGCCAAGACTTATCCTCAGCGGGCAAACAGGCTGGACTTCGAGAAGGCACTCGCAGCAGCTTGTTCTACAGGGTCATGCAGATTGCTAGGCGTACTCGACCTAAATTCATCCTCTTTGAAAACGTTGCAAATACAATCAGTCACGCCAAAGGGGAGACTTTCCAGCACATACTCTATGAAATTGCCCAAAGCGGGTACAATGCTGAGTGGGGCATTGTATCAGCTGCAGACGTGGGAGCCTCGCACCTCCGCAAACGCATCTGGATTATTGCCTACGCCAACGACCCAAGATACTATCGCACATCCAAACGCCACAATCACTGCGAACGGACGGAGACTGTCGTCCAATGGTACGAGTCACAGCCTCAACATACAAGACAAGTTGACGCTATTACCGACACCCAGAGCCAGCGAGTGGAAGGGCATAGGAGTCAAGGGCAGTCCAAGCAGCTTACGCTGGGCGAAACAGGGCTACTTAACTGGAGTGATACAAGAATCAGACTCAGTCCCGACTGGCGTACCTACGCATCTCAACCCATGCTTCGTAGAGGAGATGATGGGCTATCCCGTAGGGTGGACAGACTTAAATGCCTAGGCAATACCATATGTCCGCAAACCGCAACAATTCCCCTGAACCGTATAAAACAACTTGACGCTCTCCTCCAGCATAGCTAATATGTTGGATGAGGGTCTCACCCTCTACTGTTCACTTACTTTAACCGTTATGCAACCACAAGAACGCACCTCCACTATTGTTCGCAACATAGATGTCAACCCATTGACAGGCTATGCCAAAGTCGAACTACTCTCTGGTGCAGTCTACGAGTACCACAATGTATCTCGTAAGGCATGTGCCAATCTACTTGCACAACCTAACATGTCACTAGGCTTCTGGTTCAACAAGAACTGCAAGGCTAATGGTGTTAAGTGTAAGCAACTTAAAGATGTCAACCTCTCTACCAAGTGGTCAGAGTTCAAAAAGACCTATGCTCACAACTAAATCAATGACTGTTACTTTCGACAAGTCTGTAGCCCCCTCTCTTCTTGAGGGTGGTTACAGCTACACACCATGTGGAAACAACACAATCCAAGTTTACTTCGATCAATCTGGTCGAGATATCTATGACATACTAGACGATGCAGGTCTAGGTCATGTTGCTGACTCTGTTATCTACACTGACTACTTCAATGAAGATAATTGACAATGAGATCTATCAAGCCTACAAATCAGGGCAAGCTAAACAATGCAAGGAATGTGGAGAAATCAAGCTCCTCAAAGACTTCCCACTATTTAGTACTGTGGGGGCAGGTCGTAAAAATACTTGCAAACATTGCTCCAATGCGTTAGCTACGATCAGACGTAGGCTACGTAGGCACAACCCTCCACCATCATCAGCTGGAGACTGTCCCGCCTGTGGTAGGCATACTACAAAGTGGGTACTAGATCATGACCACACCAACAACAGGTTCAGAGGTTACATATGCGACTCCTGTAATGTAGCCTTTGGTAAGTTTGGTGACGACCCAAACACAATGCAACGTTCACTTCACTGGCTTCAATCACATGGCTGACATCATTAAATTTCCAAAGGACAAAGAGTACATCGAGACCTTTGACACCTTTGATGACCCTATCGTGTACACCGTATCACGTACATCTGACTACTCATTAGAGAGTACAATATGTGGAGTATTCAACTCTGCTGACGCTGTCATCATACGACTTAAGCGTCTCCTGGAATCTCCAGTAAGAGACGGTGAGAAGTATATGGTAGAGACTCACACTCTCAGAGACCAACAAAGAGAGGAGGGTTTATCATGAGTACATCTCATGCACAAGAACGCCTTGAGTCTATACTTGAGGAAGTCATAGAAGCTTTCCCATACTACGATGAAGAAAAGCAAAAAGATATTGCATTAAAACGTTTTGAGGAGGAGCTTATTTGAAACCAGAACATGACGAATGGGTCTATCCATTCTACGGTATTGTAGCCGTCATCGTAATTCTATCTATCGCTAACACCATTGTTATCGAAGGTAGGCATAAACCAGCAAACCCAGTTATTAGACAACTAATAGACAGAACATGAAAAAAGTTTATCCAAACCGCATCCGTGAGCTTAACAAATGGAAAGCTACTGACGCACTAACTATGGTTAGCGTAGAAGATGGTATGTATGCAGCTGACAACTGGAGACTACCACCCAGTCACCTCTGTATAGTACGAGCTGAACTTCCCAACGGTACAATTAAAGAACGTTCCTATCGTTTACAGAAAGCTGCTAATGCCTTTATGTTACAGCTCATAGCGAATGGAGCAAACTTTCACCTCATGACTCATGAATCACTTAAAACCACCGACTTCAAATGAACCCACATGATCTAAGCGAATTACTTTACCGCCTAGGGTACTATGTTGACGATCAAACTGGAGAGGTCATGATCGAACTAGATCCCTGTGGCCCTCCCCTTGTTGACAAGTTTCTAACTACACTAGCGGTACAAGGTAAGCTAATAATGAAACGCAATCCAGAATTTGAGCTAGGTTTCTACTTGCCAAACTGGAGGTGCTTCAATAGTATGGATGAGTACTGCCAAGTATTCCCTTACGAACAACAGTGTAAAGAGTATGACTAATCTAACGCAACATCAAATTGACCACCTCGATGACTACGAATATTCCCTCTTCCTCGCCTATGGGGACTCCTTCAAACCTACAGCGACAGTTCCTCCTGGAACAAGAAGCAATCAGTTGCGGGAGGCAGAGGCTACACGAATCCTTGAACAAGCTGGAGGAAAAATCCTACGCTTCGGCAAGCGTGTACGGAGTCGCTTCAATAAAAGAGGCGTTGCCTTATTTAATGGAGCATATCGAGATCACCTTCGCCAAGTTAAAAAACGGACAAGCTGGTAAGTTCTTCAAACCTATTGCAGAGCATATCAATGAGCTTGAGCCATTAGCTATTGCGACTATACTACTCAAGATAGTATTCGACAAAGTATTTACCTTTGATCGTAATGCTGATCCCT